GTCCTCTCAAACCAAGAACGAGCCATTTTTTATGTAATTAGTTGTAAAGGTGCTTTGCTGCCATTTCTGAAATCATCTTCGGAATAGAATTCAATCTAAATGAGTTTGCTCTCTTGATTACATCACCAGGAGTTAAATTCATTAGGTCAATCGTTCCGTTTGGTACGGCATTGTTAAATGCTATACGTCCCTCACTGCTGCCATCAGGCTTAGTATTAACACCTTGGAAATTGTATACTGGAAGGTATCCATTTTGTATTGCATTAAGTAACGGTGCCATTATAACATCATCTCTGATTACCGCCTCTGTGTATGTCAAATCAAATGTTACACCTGTCGGAACAGTTCCCACCAAAATTGAACCAACACCTTGATATTCAGCAGTGTTTACATTCATTGCAACCTTAAACTCATTAATTTCGGCAAGGAATGTATTAACACCATTAACTTCGACAAATAATTTTCCGTCTTTACCTGTCATTAATTCAGTTGTATCTAACGTACTGTTGTTTCCAGCTGCCATTTTTCTTACCTCCAATCATTAAGAATTTTCGCTGTATTTCCATTTGTAATGAATGAAAATACGCTCTAATGTATCAACGTCAACCGCATTGACTACGAAATAGCCATAATCGGCGCCGTAACCCTTATTTGTATCGAGCTTAAATGTAGGGTCAATAAGCTTGCCCTCGTCAGCCATGGTATCAAGCACAGCTTGACCACGTTGGATAACATTTGCAATACCGTCTTTTGTACCATTAACTTTTCCGATTAATTTATCCATTTCACAGTCCAAGCGATAGAATGTTTCATGTCTTACTTTAGCTCGTTTGATTTTCTTCCAGCCGTTATCCTGTTTTTCTTCATCAGGATTAATCAGTGTATTAACACCGCTGTCAAAAACAACCTTGCCGTCTGAATTAACAGATAGTAATAACAATCCGTTTCTTACCGCATTTTCGTATTGGCTGTTCTTTAGTCGTTCTGTAAGTTTTGCCGCACCTGGCATTTCTGTACGAACGATACTTTTACTTGATGGCGTTGCAGCTATAACACCTGCCGCTTTGGCTATTGCCTCAGGTCCGCTGACAGTTTCACCGTCAGAATTGATAAAATCGCTTGCAAAATAAACAATAGGATAATTGTCTATCTTAGATGCATTCTCCATTCTCTTGTTTATATCTAGACTGCCCTTATCACCTATAACGGCAATAGCAAGATTACCGTCTTTAAATGAGGTATTGATATACTCTATCAATAATGCTTGTACATCCGCATCGACTGTATCCAATGCGATTGTGTTGTAGTAATACGGCTCAAATGCTTCAAATGCCGTACTATAATCGGCTGTTGTGACAGTGGGATTTTCGCCACCCTCAAACGGTTGCTGTGAAACGTCTGTAATAGCGTCTGTAACACCGTCTTCAGCCTTTGCAGAAATGTAATTACTATCTTTAACGGCTTTTTCCAAAGCTTGAGGCTCGCCTGCACCAGAGGCAAATGTGATTGTTTCAACCTCTTTTGCACCGTCATAAATTACAAGTTCTCTTGTACTCTCTGCACCCAACTTATCTCGTACTGATACAGTAAATTCATGCGTTCCAGGATATTTAAGTGTCAATGTAACTGCCTTTGTTTCATTCGACTTTAGCTCAATCTTGCCGCTCTTACCACCTGTTCCTAAACGAACTAAGTACAACTTATCTAAGCCGCCATCCATATAAGCCTCTGCCACACTCATTGTACCGCCTGTGCCATATGTATTTTTCATAGTAACATCAGACGTTCCAATTTCATGAATAGTGACTTCATTCAGCGGTCCCCAATCAGATTTAATAGGCAACACACCTATACCGTCTAAAGCGGACGCTACAGTATTATTTACATTACCGTTACTTGAACGTCTGTAAACACCGGCACGAGGGTACTCCTTACCGTCTTCATAAACATATCCCATGCTTATTTTACCTCCTTGTTTTTAAATTTTGATACAATTTCTTTAGCTTCTTCCAAAGTAAATAAATCCTTGTCTGCCCTTGAAAGCGCTGTACGAATAATAACATTATTCGCATTAAATTCATTTTCTGCCTTTGATAATTCATCAACGGTATATCTTGATACAGATGATGTTTTTACCTTTGCAGAGTTCTTTTCAGCTGGCACATCTGCTGTTTTTTCATCTTTTACAGTTTTGGTTGCCATAAGATTACCTCCTTATACAAAAAAGAACGCCTTTAAATAAGACGTTCTTAATCATTTATTTTAATATGTTTCAATAATTCTGAATCAGGCTCTTTGCGCAATACGCAATAATCACCTTCAACAGATAATTGACCGACTCTTAATTCATCAGTTCCAGGCTGAAGTTGATTGTTATTATCAACACGCATCCATGTTCCATCAGGAAATTGTAATACCTTTTTTTGATTTAGCTGATAATGATTCTCATATCATACTCGCAATAGCATTAGAAACAGCTATATCTTCTGTAAAGATATGAGCGTTCATTACAGCTGTGTACCAATCACCTGCATACATGCTAGGTATTCGTTCACAATTACCTACCTTTGATTTTCGCCAGTACACCGCAGGAATATCCTTTTGAGGTTTCCATACGGTCGGAATATCTTCATCATATCCTATCAGTTTTACATCGGGTAGTAATTTTCGTGTCCATTCATTAACCAGTTTAATCGGATCAGGCTCGCAGGTTTGTTGATTAGGAAACGCAAGTAGTGTAAACAATACCGCCGCAACGGTTATTTTTTTGTCCGCAACATCAACGTATCGTGTAGAATTCCATTTTGCAAGAATGGTTGTTTCCGACTTACCGCTAAAGAAATAGCCGTCTACATTTGTTTTGACCGTTTCTGCTATTGCTTCAATCTCTGATGTGTCTTGTAAATACACATCAATTTCTACTGTACCACTGATTTTACGTTCTGTGTCGGATTGCATATTTGCAAAAAATACAATTCGTCCATATTGTACGTTATCGTTCCATAAATCAGACATATCATCTGGGGCTGTCTGATTAAAAATTGCAGGCTCATCATCATATTTAGTTAAATATGATGTTATATCAGAACATTTGCTTAGATGATTGTTTAAAATTTCTTCAAACATAAATCCTTTCTCCTTTAATATGGTTCGCTGTATATCGCAATAGCTTGCGGTAATGCGTCCTCAGCTATACGGTCACAATGTGGCCTTGGTGCCATTTTACTTGTACCGTTTTCAAGAAATGGGCCATACAAGCAATCGCTTGTTACTTTTGCGGTAAATGTCATTTCGCCATTTTCTGTTGATGCTACAAATGAATCACGATAATTACCTGTCCTTACCCCCGGTGGTTCGCCCGGTGCAGATACACCACCGCCGGACATAACATGAAAAACAGAATTACGCAATTCATTTGATACTCGAACAGTTCTTTCAGGTAATTGTGATTTTACCTTATCAAGCTCTGTTTGAACTATTACCTCAATTCTACTCATTTTATATCAAACCTTTCTTCAACATAATAAATCATAGATACATTAAGGCTACCTGCATTATCTACACCTTGAACATAAAATTTACGTCCGTCCGGAAACACAAGATAATCGGTAGCCTTTGCTTTTACCGTTGCTCCATATTGTACAACTGTATGAGTTATAGGGTGCTGACTTTGCCGCCATTCTTCTTTTTCACGTTGACTTGCCTCGGCAGCAATACCTAGAAATGCTTGTTCCGCAGGTTGGTATCCTACTTCCGTCACACGTCCGCTGGCTGTTTTTCCATGTCTTTTTATATAAATTTCTACCTTTTGAAATCCATATCCAGGTACAATATTTGCTGTGAACATAATTACTCGCCCTTTCTGCTGTTACTGTGCATATCCTCATAAAAATATGGCGGTCTTACCTGTCCGTAATCGTTTCCCGATACGGGCGGAACAGAAATACTTGCTTTCAATCGGTTATAGAGGTCTTTCCATACCTCTACCCTACTTGAAAAATCATACGACACAGGACCTATTTTTGTAGTGCAAGAGTGTGCAAACTTCATTAGAATAGCTTCCAACGCTGCTAATTTAGCACGTTTCCAATGTCTGTTCATATCCAAAACAGCTTGATACTCTTCATCCGACAAAGCCGCTGTCAACTCTGCCGGATTGAATGTTGTATCTCCCAGTTCAAATCTCAATCGGTCAACTCCGTTTTCTGTAATTGCATTTGGATTATATGAGTATCTCGGCATTACTCATCACCGCCACTATCTTCTTCCTGCTCTGTTGTATGCTTTGAAATTGCCGTTAAAACGGTTTTTCTCGTATCAACTGCGCCTAATACGTCACATACAGAATCACTGTTAATATTCTTTATATATTCCGCCGCATCTGTGGCCGACATTTGAAGTACACGGAAAATTTCTGTTACATCGTCCGCAGTACAATTAATGCTTTTTCCGTCTTGTGATAAAATCGGTATCGATACAACAAATTGTATCGGTTCAACCATTTCCTCTGCATTAATAGGTAACTCGCTTAGAATACCGTATCTAACCAGTTTTAACCCCTCATATGCGGACAATTCATCAGGCTGAATTATATCCCCCTTGTTATATTTTTTACCGCCAATACGGCAAGATTTAAGTGCTGTGTATCTCATATATTAGTCACACCCCTTAAATCAATTTTTAGGAGTAACGGCATTTTGGAAATAGAAACCTAAGTCCTTGCACACGATTTCCATATCTTGCGCAATCATACCGCCGATGTAATTAGAATATGTTCCCTCATCGCCCTCCCATTCAATGATAGGAAGAATATTTTTTGTACCCATATCCCAACGGAATGTATATCCGGCAGTTGGCTCATCAATCATTGGCGTAGATGTTGCATATGCCAAAAGCATTGCGTTTTCATCACAAATAAAGCCTGTATTTTCTTCTTCGCCAAGATTTGCACTATTCCATATAGCGTCAAATACAACAACCTCGTCTACACCCAAAATAGCAGCCAATGATTTTGTTGTAACCATTGCAGGTGAGGCTGTGTTACCGCCGTAAATAACACGATTCATTACGTCAGGGTGATTAATTAGTGCGTCAAATACACGCTGACCCAATCCAAGTTTATTAGGTTTTCTACCCGTTGTCCTTTTGATTTCTGTAATGCAATCTCCAATAAACTTAATCGGACTTGAATTATCATTATCAAATGATACAAAATCAGTAGAACTTGAACTTGCCGATGTACCACCTGTTAAATCAGTACCCCATACGCCCTTTTTAAAATATTGTTGTGCAAATGTTTTATTTTGGTGAATAAACATCTGTTCAGCGATAACTTTCGACTTGTTTTGACGAAACTTCATTATTCCTTTTGCTCCCATACGCTCTATATCTGATTGAATAATGTTATCATAACCTACAATAATTTGGTCAGGCGTACACTTATAATCATCAGTATCGTAACTGAAAACGGTAGGATCTACTTTACCAAGAATAGGCTTAGGACGAACATTATCTCTTAACAAATCTTCTTTTGAAAATTTATAATATGCTGCTCTCGAAAGCGTTACTGGTATTTCAGGAAAAAATGATGTTGCACCGCCACTCTTACTTTGAAAATATGCCGTACTGATATTCGTAAGCGGAACATTGATAGGTGTTTTACCCTTTCTTATTCTATCAAAAACTTCTGTACCCATTATTTAGCCTCCTTTTTATAATAGTCAACTCTTTTGACTGTTCCCATTGCGTTTGCGTTGCAATCATTCATTGCTATTGCACACACAAAATCACCTGCCTCAGCGGCAACCAATGTACCGTCCGAACCAGGTGTTAATTCTGTTCCTGCTGTTACTGTGGCACTTATAGCCGCAATACCGACAGCAAATATTTGATATGTAACATTATCGCCTTTTGAAACGTCCGCCTCATTGTCAATAGTAACAATACCGATAGGCATTTCCCCTTTGGTATTACAAATTTCCAATAGTCCGTCACTGTTCAACTTAACAGCTTTACCAGCGACGTTTTCCATATCTTCAGCCGCAACACCGACACGGGTAGTTGATGTATTAATTCCGTTTGTAATATATTGCTTTGCCATTAATATCAACCTCCAATCTCATTATCATAGTCTTCCATAAGTTCGGGGTGTGTTTCCCACGTTTTTGCCATAGCCTCTGTGTCACTCATTGTTGGATTTGATTTCTTAATCTCATCGGCAATAGCACGAGCTTTGGCAATGGCAGTAGAACCGGATACATCAGAATGACCGCTCTTGCCGATTTCGATGAATGCGCCCGACTTCTCTACCGCCTCAACCGCCATATCCAACACACCAATCATGTCTTGATATGCTGTACCGCCTGCGGCTTTCAAGCTTTTTAGTGTAGGTACGAGTTCTTCAGACTTTTTGCCTATAACTTCGTACTTTTTCGCAATAGCTGTAATTTCTCTTTCTTCCGACTCGTCACGAGCCTTTCTTAAGCTTTTAAGTTCGGCCGCAACCGCCGGATGAAGTCCCTTATAAATATCTTCTGGATCATGATTTATCGGTTCATCCTTAATCTTCTTAACGTCCTTGTCGTCTTTATTGTCATCTTTGCCATTGTCATCTTCCGGCTTCGTTATACCAGCCTTATTGACGATAGCCTCCAACTGCTTTTTTTCTTCATCAGTTAGCTTATCCTTATCAATATCTTCAATTTTCATATCATTATCAGCTCCTTCATTATTACTTTTTAATATACCGAGTGTTTCTGCCTTTAATGCTTTTACAATCGTGGCTGTTTGTAGTTCTTCTGAACCTGTTGCAACATAGTCACTTACACTTCCGCCGCTCCATTTTTCTGTTGAAAGTGTAGCGGCACCATAAAATTCTTCAAGACTTTTATCCATTGCAGATTTTTTATCTGATTGAATAATGTTATCATCTCTAAGAATTGAAATAAGACTACTACTTAGCGATTCTGTGTATTGCCATATTTGCCTAACTACATCGTCCAATTTAATATCCTTTAATTTATCAGCAAAGCTTTCAGCCTCACCGCTCTTTCTTATAGGAGTTTTAGACTTATACATTGTAACAAATGCGTCAGGATTGGCACCCTCCGGCACTAAATCAACTTTTGTAATATTCAAATTTTTCAACTTATTCGGCATTACTCTCTACCTCCTCTCTGATAGCCTCACCCTCAATACTGAACATGGAGTATGTACCATCTTTGACTTTTTCCCACACGCTTTCATCCGTCACATGAAAACCTATCCACCAACCGTCAGCTAATGCGTCTTCGGGCAAACCTAATACTTTGAGTTTTTCTTTGGTAAACACCATACTTTCAATCATTGTGGCTACACCTCCACGTTCGTGAAGTTCGCCCCCATCACCGTAAAACTCAACATAGTGATAAACCGCTTTTTCAAGTTCATCAATATCAATAATATCTTCCTGCCAATCGGTGATTTTTTCGCCGTCGGCACGAGCCGATACATTCGCCCATCCGAATACAAGATGTTGTTCTTCATATGATTTCTGTACATTGAAACGTGCCTTTACTACCTTTTCAGGTTCATCCCTTGCCTTGTGAATGATGTAATCATTAAAACTTTTCAATTTAATCAGCCTCCTAAAATTTACTTGAAAATATTATGTATTTATTGTAGGTTCATTAAACAAAGGAATCTTTAAAACCAAGTATGCTAATTCTCCTAATTCTTTACGAATTTCATACTCTGATACAATATTAGTTAAATCAATTTCATTTAGTTTAATTCTCGCACCTGAATAGAATTCATTCTTATCTTCGTGCATTGTAGGTATCATTTCTGGTGTTATAGAAACTTTTAAATTCTTAGCATTTAGTCCCATAATTCTTTACCTCCTTTATTTTTGTGCAACAAAAAAACACGCTGATTTAAAACCACCGTGTTAATTTATCAATTTCATTTTTAAACATTATTCAATTTCAATTTCATCCGCTATATCACTTAATGAACGTCCATTAAAAATGGTATCATTCATTAAATCATCTATATCCGAATATATCTTCACAATGTCATTATAACCCACTTCAAATTTAGTCCTACTCCATGGATTGATACAACAAGTCTTATTGTCATATTCGAATACCACATCTTGTACAAGCGATAATATTAAATTTTTTATTTCTTCTGAATTTAATTTCATAAAATATCACCATTGACCTTTCTTTCCGAATCCGTTATGTCTCGAGTTCTTCGTTCTTCCAAAGTTCCATCTTTCCACTTGTATGTATGAATATGTTCTCCGTTTTTACCATATGGATGTTGTTTTGGATTGCCGTGATCCGTAGGATGAATTTGTTTTACCATATATCCGTCTTTGTCATATATTGTACGTTCTATATGTCCATCCGATTTTTCTAAATCTAACACTGCATATGGCTTTAATTGTCTGGGAACAGAGCCACCTTTTCTATGGTTGGTTGCTATAAATGTTCCATCAGTCGAATATTTATAGCAACTTCGTTCAGACTTTGTAGCTCTATATGCAGCCTTTAATTTGTCCCATTCCTCTTTATTATTATACTTTAATTTTTGAAAATCTTCAAGAGTTTCAGGAACATTTTCAGTCCCAAGCTGTTTTTTATATTCCGCATATTGTGACTTGTCGGCATAATAATTGACACATGCTTTCTTTTCCGCCTCACTCATACTGTCCCATTTGTTTGGAACACTCGGTATTTTATTATTGTCACCCGTGAAAAATTCTTCGCCGCAACAACAATTTGTATGTACCGGCGGTGCCATTATCTCAGGACCGTTATATTTAATATCGGACGGTACATTATATGGTTTATCAAATGGTACTGTTTGTCCGTTCAATGCAACGCAAATCGGACAAACATTGTCATTGTTTGATGTCACCCAACGTCTATATACATTCTGCATATATCCATGTTCTATCGCCCATTGTATGTATGCTCGAGTTGCTTGATTATGTGCTGTAACAATTTCAGTTCGTGCTATATCTTTTGCCCGTTTGGTCCGTTGTTTGTCTGCCATCCGTCTTGCCGCCTTTGTAGCTCTGCTGTTAATTTCATAATCAGTTAATTTAGGATTATTCTCACGCAGAGTATTCCGCATATTTTCATAATAGCGGGTATTCTGATTAAGCTGTCGCTCTGTTAATCCTACCGTATCTTTTATTCTACGAGCGGCAAAATACGGTGTATCACCTTGTTGCAACGCAGTATTTATAATGCTTTTAACATTTTCTCTCTGTGTATCATTGATATTTGCAATAAGATTACCCGCTCTTTCATCACACCATTGGGTGTAAAATGCAGAATAATCAAACTGACTATCTTCATTATTTTCGTTATCATCATCTGATGTTTCGGTATTGATACTTATTAAGTCTTTATTGTCTTCATATGCGGTTTCAAATCTTTCTTCGCCCACCTGCTCCAAAGTTGGTGTTAATGTTTCATCTTCAAAATCACGCAGATTCGACTCAAACGGTGCGTGTACATCTTCTACGCTCTCATTACCGCTCATGACTTCATCTGTTGTTTCTTCATCTATGTTATAGTCATCCCATAAAAATAATAATGCCAATGTTATCGGAGTTTCGTATTTATCCAACATATTACGAATACGTTGTAGCGCATTTTCACCCTTTTTACTTCTATCGGGCTTGCGTATTTTTTCAAATATTCTCTTTGCTTTTCTGAATGTAAACATATATTTATATTATTCCTCTTTGAATTCGCTCTTTTCGGGTGATGTTCCGCCATTACCGGAGTAATCTGCACGTTCCGGCAGCTTTGCGGCGTCACGAAGATAATCTTCAAGCTGTTCATCAGGTGAAATAAATCCTGCGCTCGAAACTTTTTGTATAAAGTCACCAAGTTCACTGATATTTCTATTTTCAATTTCGCCATGTATTATCTTTGGATAATCCGTAATATCTTTAAATGTATCACCATTCATATCTATTAAATCGGGGATAGCTTTGTTGTTAAACACTTCCGCTATCATATCAAGATACGCACCGATTGCCACAGAAAACATCTGTGACTTATCACTGCCGAGATTATATGTTCCTGTACTCTGATGTCCCAACATTATAAAATCAGCTAAGACCGTCATTGCAATTCGTGTATCATATCTTTCAATAATAGCGTTTGTATCAAAATTACGCTTTCCGCCGCTTGTAAGTAATTCCAGCTTCCACCCTTCAGGTTTTACAACTCCCTCCAATGAATCGCGACGTATACTTTTAACATATCGTTCCGCTTCACGTCTTGCACTGACCATGTTTTTATCATCATTATCCCATATATCAACACCTTCAGGCGCGGTCATTACAGGTAAACCTGCTAAATCACGTTCAATTCCTATACCTTCAATTTCTTGTATTCGCTTTTTAAAGTACCAAGAACGGTACGAATTACGCAATATACTTCGCCCCTCTGGGTTTCCTTTGCTGCTTTTGGTGCGGAATAATAACAGTTTATTCGCAGGAATTGTGATTAAATCAAACTTCGGCGGTGGCATTTGCGTTAATCCCAACAGATTATCATTATCATCATATTCCCATCTGTACAAAGTTTCCTGTGAGCGTATCGGTAACTTCTGCCACCCTATTCGACCGTCATTATATTTACTGTTCAGACGAATATCTTTTTTACGTCCCATTCGACGCTTATACACAATTTCATGTGCACTCCATCCGTATGTCAACATAGACAATATTTCCGATATTGTGTCAATCCACGTTTCAGTCATATCATTCATACATTGCCACACAAAATCAGCCGCTTCCTCGTCTGCCGGAGTAGCGCCGCCCGGTTGAGTGTCCCATGAACAACCTCGTATTAGCATATCAACCGCAAATAAAATAGCTCCAACTACATCATCATTGTCAGCCATTTCACGATATGTTTCTATACCCTTTTTTCCTTGCAGTTCCGGTAAGAATTCTTCGTAAAAAATTCCGCCTGTACGCTTTTGACCTGCACGACCAAACTCTTTCATGTAACCCATATTTCAGTCACCTCATCCATTCACTTTCTTTTTTTAGACCGTCACTGATATTTGGCATACTGCCTGTATATTTCTTTATCTTACCAAGATATACTGATAATGCAGCAGCATCTCCTCTGTCGGGTGATTTCAAACCTCGTTTTTTCATTTCGTCTTTGCCCTCAATTTCAAGCTTTCCGTTTGAAGCTATTCTATATTTTCGTGTTGAAAGCTGTGCTACTGTATCAGCGTCATCTTCTAATTCGATTTCTTTATGTTCTAGTAGCTCTTTCAAGCACGCCCACATATGCGTTGTAAGGTTATTATAATACTCTGCCGCCTCTTTACCCGCCTTTGTATCAGTTTCAATTTTTTCAGCAGCATTAATAGGAACAACGGCTAATCTATATAGCTGCTGTTCCTTTTTGACTTCTTTTAGTCGGTCTGTCACACCGCCGCCTAAGCCCGTATCATCAATGTTGACATATATTTTTCCTCTGTATTCGGGAAACTCATTGATTGTTTTTTTATATATTCTTATAACGTCACCAGCGGTCGCCATCAAGTCTTGACCTTTACGCTCGGCCATGATTTTTAATCTTCCTTGTGCGTTGCGGTATATAATAGTTTCGTCATTTCCGAAACGAGCTATATCTACACCTAATATAATATTGGGTGATTTATTGCTGTCGGGAAGTTCATACAACTTACTGCTGCACTGTTCAATTATAGAAAGCGGTATAAACACATCATCTTCTTGTGTTGGAAATTCACCATATACACGAACACGAACAACATTACTGTCCTCGCCGTATTTCTTTTTTAGGTTTTCTATATTCTTTTTATTGACTCGTGCCACATTCTCGGAATTGACCGTATGACATTTATATAATGCTCGGTCTACCGTGTGACTGTCATAAAACACGCCAGAAGTCTTTGTCGGATTTCCTAACATCAATAACTTGTTGTTTTCACCTGACAATGTACCAAGTATAGCTTCCATAATAGCGTCCGCAACACCTGAAGCCTCATCTACTATGAACAACATATTGTCTTCATGAAAACCTTGCATATTTTCAGGCTTTGTTGCCGTTTTTGCCACGGCAAACCACCGCTTATCATGACCTTTCATATAAACATACGTCTTTGTCCATTTCAGTATCTTTTTCAGCACAGGTGATTTTTCTTGCCACTTCGCCACTTCGGACCACAATACATCATTCAGTTGTTGCTTGGTCGGAGCCGTTGCAACTATTCTCGGATATGAAAAACAGCTTAGAAACCACAATAGGATTATTGCCGTTATTGCTGTCTTTCCCACACCCTGCCCCGATTTTACAGTAATACGATTATCGGTAACTATATCGCAAAACACATCATCTTGCCATTTGTCCGGTATGAATTTGAACATTTCCCATGCAAATAGTTTTATATTTT